GGCCCTGCTTGCCCAGGAGGGGGTGGATCGAGGTGTACGCCGCCAGGGCACGGGCGCGGTCCTCAGCCGCGGCCGCGACCCCGGCGGCCTTGATCCCGAGGTGCTCCAGGACCGCGTCCGCGATCTCCACGTCCGTCCATGACACGCGCGCTCACCTCGTGCTCTCAGCCCTGGTTGCGGCTCCGGCGCTTGCCGCGGCGCGGCTTGTCGGCGACCGAGCTGCCCTCGGCCACGTCCCACGCCCCGGCGTCGGCGGCCACCGCCCCGGCGTCGGCCTCGTCGGCCTCCGCGGCGGGCAGGCCGTCGCTCGCGGCGCGGTCCTCGCGGGCCGCCAGCTCCGCCATCACGTCGGGCTCGTCGTCGCCCGCCTCGTCGGGCGGGTCCTCGCCGTCCATCGGGCGCAGCACCTCGGCGCTCGCCGCGCTCACGGCGTCCGCGCACCGCGGGTCCTCGTCCTTGAGCAGGCGCAGGGCCTTCGCCTTGGCCATGCCCAGGAGCTTCAGGTAGCGGTCGACCTCGGGCTTGTCGGCGAGCAGCTCGTCGTCCCCGCCCTCGGGCGCGGCGCCGTCCTTCGACGGCATCGCGGGGCGGTCCACCCGCACCGCGCGGCCCTTGAGGAACTCGAGGCCGGCGATCACCTGGCACTCGTCGCGCCCCTCGAGGTCCTTGGCGATCTCGGCCAGGCGCCGGTTGTACTCCGCGCGCCGGTCGCGCTTCGCGCGCCGGTAGTCGACCTCCAGGCCCTGGGAGGGCAGCCGGGTCTTGAGCCGGATCTGCTTGACCAGGTTCGCCTGGAGCTTGTCCTTGTCGCGCAGGCCCTCGTACAGGAAGCAGGGCATGGGTCTTCTCTCCGTTGCGGGCCCGGACCCGGGGACCTCGCACCGCGCGAGGTCCCCGGCGGTCGCAGGCTATCAGGTGTCGGCCACGCCGGCCGTGTAGAGGGTCAGGAGGCCGTGCTGGAGGCTGTTGAACATGGCCTTCGCCACGCCCCGGATCTCCGCCACGCCGACGCCCTTCAGGTTCTCGTAGTCCTGGCGGTTCTCGATGGCGTGCGTCTGCTCGCCCCAGGCCAGGAACATCGCCTGCGCGCCGCACAGGAAGTTGGGGGCGACGTCGATGCTCGACGCGCCGACGCCGGTGACCACCGGGATCTCGACGATCTCGCGGATGATCACGCCGTCCCACACCAGGTCCCCGTCACGGAAGATGGGGTTGTCCGGACCGCGGGTCCAGCCGTCGCGGGCCGCCTGCTGGTAGGTGGTGTTGTTCTTGAAGTCCCGGAACGCCCACTTGTTGGCGAAGAGGACGTACCACTCCTCGTCCTCCTTCGTGATGACGGGCCGGATGTGCGCGTCCGCGTCGCGCGCCATGCGCTTGGCGAGCGACACCATCCCGGGCGACAGCACGTCCGTGGTCGAGTCGACCTGGGCGAGGGCCGCCGAGTGGTCGTTGGCCGCGTTGTTGGACTTCGCGGCGCCGAACAGCACGCGGTCCGCGTTGGCCGCGAGCCAGGCGTCCTTGTCGGTCTCGGAGGTGGTGGCGTAGGTCGACGTCCCGTCGAGGTTTGGGGACTGGAAGCGCGCGATGATGTCGTCGCGGAGCTTCGACCGGGCCCAGAGCTTGAGCTGCTCCTTGTAGGCGTTCAGCAGGTCGATCTGGGTCTTCTTGCGCTCCATCCGGCCGACCGCGACGCCGTTGCGCTTCTGGTTGACCGTGACCTTCTGCCCGTAGTTCCCGCCCGACTCCTCGTTGCCCTCCAGGACGTCGTCGCCCTCCACGCCGTCGCCCGTGAGCCGGGTGACGAGGGAGAAGGTGATGTCGTCACCATCCTCCTTCTCGAGGACCATGTTGACCTGGATGATGTCGTTGGGCGTGTCGCCCATGTAGCGCTTGAACCGGCTGTCGCGGACGTACTCCTTGTGGAAGGTCCGCTCCCACTGGTCGACCGCGTTGGCCGCTGCTACGGTGGTGGCTGCCATGTGACGTTACCTCTGGTGCTGCTGCCCGTGCCGGTCAGTCGTCCTTGCCGAGGATCTCCCGCAGCAGGACGGCCGCGTCCTTGGTGGGCGCGGCGACCGACAGGTCACCGGCGCTCCGGGCGCCGGCGTTGGTGGCGGGCAGCGTCTTCCGGACCGGGACGCCGCCCCGGCCCTCGACCTGCTTTCGAAGCTCCGCGTTCTCCGCCTCCAGGGCCGCCAGCTGGGCGCGCGCTGAACCGGAAACCTTGCGCTTCTCGATCTGCTTGCGCGCGAAGCGCGCGGGGTCCGGGGCCGCGCGCAGCAGCGCGCCGAGGCGCGGCTCGCGCCCCACGAGGGCGGCGAAGTCGCGCTCGACCTCGCGCCAGCCCTCCTCCCCGAGCTCCTCGATCTGGTCCTGCGCCGACACCTCGCAGCGGGCGCGGAAGGCCGCGTCCTCGCGGGCGTCGAACCGCGCGTCGGCGACCTGCTCGGCGGTCGCGCGCACCCGGCGGTGGGGGCTCTCGAAGAACCGCGCGTCCTCGGCGGCGTCGTCGACCGGCGTCCCCGCGGTGGGGGCGGGGCGCGCCCGCTCGTCGAGCCGGCCCTCGAGGCGCGCGAGGCGCTCGTCCTGGTCCCGGGCCCGGCGCCGCTCGTCCTTGAGGTCGGCCTCGAGCTCGGCGACGCGCCGCTCGGCGGCGGTGGGCTCGCGGGGCGCGGCGGTCTCCAGCTCGGTCGTGGTGGCGCCGGCCTCGTTGGCCAGGGTCTCGGTCGTCGCTTCAGCCATGGTTCTCTCCGATGGGTGTCGCCCCGGCGCACCGGCGGCGGTTGGGTGATGCTACTGGTAGCTCTGGGCGCAGGTGGTCACGACCGGCACGCAGTCGGCCGAGCCGGCGTGCAGGAACCGGATGGTCGGGATCACGCCCTCGCCGGTGTCGAAGCTGAAGGCCGCCGTGGCGGTCGGGGCGGCGCCGTTGATGGTGTAGGTCACGGCGCCGGCGCCGGAGACGAGCACGCACAGCGCCTTGGTCGCGGTATCGGCCCAGGTATCGGTGGTGTCGGTGGTGGTCGCGCCGCCCGCGTCGTCCTCAGTGTTGAGCTGGATGGCCGCGGTGGCCGCCGAGGCGATGATGCCGATCTGGGCGTACGTGTCGTAGTTGGCGTCGGTGGCGTTGACGGTCTCCGGCCGGCGGTACCCGACGAACAGCTCGTCGGTGTCCGACACGTCCGTGACGTTGATGGTCGCGCAGAATTTGAAGGCCGCGTCGACGCCCGGGTACATGATGCGGCCCGAGGTGCCCATCTGGCCGAAGACGAGGTCGAAGCCCTCGTTGTCGGTCTGGTCACCGGTCAAGTCGAGCCCGGCCGCGCTGATCGCCGGCGCCAGGGTCTGACCAGCGCCGAGGATGGCGAAGGCGAACGAGCCACCGTTGCCGGCCGCCGTCCCCGCGCTCACGTAGGCGATGTTGTAGGCGCCGGTGGACCCGCTGTAGGCCGCGTTGAGCGGCGTCAGCATGTCCAGGCCCTTGGTTGCGCCTCCGCCGTTGAACGTGAAGCTGAACGGGGCCTTGTCGGTCATGCCGTTCAGGGTGAGCTTGCCCGAGACGGTCTCGGCCCCGGTCACGGTCAGCGCACCGCTGGCGAGCGTGCCCGTGGTGCTCAGGTTCTCCGCGCCGAACGAGATCGCGGTCCCGGTGACCGAGGACAGGGTCAGGGTCGCTCCCGACGCCACCGCCGACAGCCACTCCACCCCCTGCTTCATCCAGTAGAGGTCGTGGGTGTTGGCTGGGGTGATGTCGAGGTAGAGCCCGTCCCCGTTCGGGTTCCCGCAGGCGTTGTTGCCGGCAGGGCAGAGGTAGTTCATGCCCGGCGCGGCGGCGAGGGCCGGCGACGCGGCGAGCAGGAGGACGAGGCACGTGACGAGGCGCTGCATGCGGGATGCTCCGGGGTCGGGGGTGGGGGTCGGTCCGCGCGGCCTAGTGACGGCCCGCGGTGCCCTCGGACCCGGTCTTCAAGGTGTTCTGGAAGCCGGCGTACCAGTAGGTCAGGTCGACCTCGCCGACGATGTCCGTGGTGTTGATCATGTAGATCCAGGGCACGATGAGCTGGCCGTCCGCGAAGGTGCCGCCGGTCACGGCGGCGTTCGCGTCGAAGGTGGCGGTCACCGCGCCGGTCGCGCCGACGTACACGCAGTAGGTGTGGGTCTCGGTGTCCGCGGCGGTGGCCGCCATGTCGTAGATGGTCTCGGACGTCGCGACGTCCTGCTCGATCTCGACGAGCTGGGGCGAGGCGCTGCCGTTCCAGCCGGCGACGGCGTAGTCGGTGTAGTTCGCGAAGGTGGCGGTCGGGACCTGCAGGGCGCGGAAGCCGACGTGGAAGTCGTCGGTGCCGCTCACGTCCTCGACGGCGATGGTCGCGCAGGTGAAGAACGCGCCGTCGCGCCCGACGGCGAACGGTCGGCCGGTCGCGGCGTAGGTGCCGGTCGTCAGCTCCATCCCGATGTCGTCGGTCTGGGTGCCGCTGATGTCGAGCGACGCGGCGTCCATGTCCGGGCCGACGGTCTGGGTCCCGAGGTTCTGGACCGTGAACCGGAAGCCGTAGGACGTGTTGCAGTCGTTGCGCAGGAGGGTCGTGGTGACGTAGGCGATGCCCTCGAACGAGAGGCACGACAGCTCCTTGCCGTCGCCTTGGGTCGTGAAGTCCATGTAGAAGGCGGGCGAGCCGCCGGGGTTGGTCACCGACCGGCTGTTGCCGTTGAAGATCCACGGCTCCTCGTAGGTGTTCCCGAAGTACAGCCCGTCCGAGCGGCCCGGGAAGGGCGCCTCGGGCGAGGCGTTGCGGTAGGCCTGCGAGGCCTGGGTCGGCTGCGCCGCGGGGGCGACGGCCGGCGCCAGGGTCATGGCGAACGCGAGGAGGACAGACGACCGACGGCTCATGGGGCTCCCTCGGGCCCCTGCTTCGTGGGGGCCGCGGCTTCCGCGACGGTCTTGGCCGTCTGCGCGATCTTGAGGTGGGCCTCGTGCGGGACGACCTGCCGCTTGGCATCGGTCAGATCCGCTTGAGCCGTGCTGAGGCGAGCGCTGGCGAGGGCCCTCACCGCCTCTGCCTTCGAAAGTAGGACGTCGGCGGCGCTCTGTAAGCCCCCCCGCGCCGCCTCGGCCTGCTCGGTCGCCGCCTGCGCCAGCAGGAGGCGCGCCTGCGCCTCGAGGTGGACGGCCTCGGCAACCTCGCGCCGCGCCTCCGCGGCCGCGCGCGCCCACTCGACCCGCGCCGCCTCGGGGGCGGCCGCGGCCGCCGCCGCGAGCGACGCCGCCCGGGACCGGGACAGCTCCGCGTCGGCCTGGGTCTTCGCCGCGGTCCCCTGCGCCGTCGCGAGCTCGAGCTGCGCGCGCTGCGGGGCGAGCTGCGCCTCGAGCGCCTCGGTCCGCGCCCGCGCCCCGGCGAGCTGGCCCTCGGCCTGCGTCTTCCCCACCGTGGCTTGCTGGAGCGCGAGCTGCAGCGCCTGGACCTGCTGCTGCCGCTGCGCCTCCTCGGGCGTCGGGCCCTGGTTCAGGGCGGCGATGATCTCCTTCTTGTCGCGGAAGTTGCCCGCGCGCACCAGGAGCTCCAGGAGCTTGGGCTTCTGCTGCATGACCGGGTGCTTCTCGAGGAAGGCCGACAGGGTCTCGAACTGCTCGTGCTCCACGAGCGCGGACTGGGTGGTCGTGTTGATCACGATGTCCGCGTCGAGCTGCGCCACGTCGTTCGCGACGAACTCGCCCCGGGCCGCGGGGTCCTGCGCGATGAGCTGCGCCGCCGCCTGGGCGAGCTGCGCCGGGGTCGGCGGGGGCGCCTGCGGCGGGGGCTGGCCGTTCTGCCGGGCGAAGCCCGCGGCCTGCTGCTGCTGGCCCGCCCGCTGCTGGAGGAACTGCTGCACCTGGCCCTGGGCCTGCTGGAGCAGCCGCGGGCCGTCGAGCGGGCCGAAGCAGTGCAGGACCGCGTCCTCGAGCTCGACCTCGCGGCCGACGAGCTCCTGCAGGCGCTCGCCCTTGGTCGTGCGCCGGTTGAGGGCCACGAACTTGTAGCCCTTCGTGTCGTCACGCAGCCGCAGCCACATCTCGTAGGTGCAGTACTGCTTCATGAGCCACCACCGGCGCCGGTAGCTGGTCTTCTTCCAGCGGCGCATGTGGTCGAAGACGGGCTTGAGCTCCATCGAGCCCATCTCCTGCCGCGCCAGGATCGCGCGCCCGGACATCTTGTTCTCGGCCGAGGACTCCATCAGGGACATGTGCGGCCCCTGCTGGTTGATCTCGCTCGCGGCCTCGCGCATCAGGTCGACGTTGCCCTGGGCCATGTCGCCGGTCGGGAGCACCATCCACCTGCGCAGCTCGAGCGCGCCCTCCTGCAGGCGCACGTGCCCGTCGGGCTTGGCCAGCTCGTCCTTCATCTCGTCGACGTCGACCACGGCCGAGTCCTCGCCCGCGGTCTGGCGCACGTTGATGAGGTGCAGGGCCTTGCTCGAGCGGTGGTTGAGCTCGTCCTGCGGCGAGATGAAGTTGCGCACGAGCCCGTAGCGCTCGTTCTCCTGCTTGCGCACGTAGGCGCTGACCAGCGACATCGGGTTCCAGGTCCGCCCCCTCTCGTCGACGAGCGGGCAGCGGAACGGCTTGATGAGGAAGCCGAGGCCCGTGAGGTGCGCGCCGAACCACTCGACCCGCTCGTTCTCGGGGTCGAAGGCCTTGTAGTAGCACTCGACGACCAGGAGGCGTTGGCGCGACGAATCGAACCACCGCGTCGGCTTGTCCTGGATCAGGGTCCCCTGCTCCGTGATCAGGTCCGCGTTGACCGCGCCGCCGAGCGCGTGCTCCGCGTCCGCGTAGCGCGGGTCGACGCACGCCAGGTCGTAGTCCCACCACTGGTGGATGCCGGTGTACAGCGCGTCGCGGAAGTCCCAGCGCTTCGCGTGCGGGTCCCACCAGAGCTGGTCGGACGGCACCTGGACCTCGGTCAGGTCGTAGCCGGTCAGGACCCCGCGCCCGTCGACCTCGGGCTCGACGCCCACGATCGACCCGCCCCAGCCGTCGACGAAGAGCTCCTCGGCCACGTCGCTGCAGAGCTCCTCGAACTCGTTCTTGTCGTCGAGGTAGCGCAGGGCGTCGGTCACGACCTCCGCGTCCTCGTCGTGGAACCGCGTGCGGGGGTACGCGACGGGGTCCACCCGGGCCGAGGCCTCGGTGCCCAGCACGTAGTTGACCTTCGGCCCGATGCGGTTGCGCGTGATGACCGGGCGCTGCTGGTCCTCGAGGGTCCGGATGTCCTTGGCCGTCCACTGCAGGCCGTCGTAGTAGTCGCGGTCGCGCGCGGCGCGGAGGCGGTGCGAGGCCGTGGCCTCGTCCCAGTCCCGGAACCAGCGGATGAGCATCGCCAGCGTCTCGGCCTCGGTCTTCTCGCGGTAGGCCATGGTCAGCGCCCCCTCTGCTGGTCGAGCACGTGGGTCTTCATGACCTCGAGCCCGCCGATGACGTGGTGGAAGCGCGACGGGCCGCCGACCCAGCGCACGTAGTCGTTCGTGTTCGGCACGCCCTCCGCGAACAGCACCAGCGAGCGGAACTCGCCGGCCTCGACCCGCTTGATGAGCGCGACGAGCTCCACGACGATCTCCTCGCGCCGGTCCTCCTGCACCGTGCGCAGGCGGAGCGGGCGCCTGCGGGGGCGCGCGGTCATGCGGCCCGCCACCGGCCGCCGAGCGCGGGGCGACCGTCGACGTCCCGCCAGGTGGTCGTGCGCTTGGGCGGTGGCGCGGCGCGGCGCGCGATGGCCGGGTGCGCCAGGTCGATGGCCCGGCACATGTTGCTGACGTTGTCAAACTTGTCGTCGTGCCGCGCCCCGGGGAACGCGACGCACTGGTCGATGACCTGCTGCGCCCAGCCGCGCCGGGACGGGAACACCACCCGGCCCGCGGAGGCGAAGGCCTGGAAGCTGCGGCCCTTGACAGCCTTGTCCTTGTCGTCCGGCAGGTACTCGACCCGGCAGAACGTCCCGCGCTCCCGCATGCGGCGCTTGAGGATCGGGTTCACCGCGCGCTGGATGACGCCCTTGGTCGTGAACCAGCACAGCGGCCTGTACCGCTCGAAGGCGTCGAGCAGGGCCTCGACCCACCGGTCGGACTCCGTGCGCCCGCTCCACCAGTTGAGCACGTACAGCAGGCGGTCCGAG